GCCTTATCTACAACAAGGCCTGATATAACATTAAATAATAAACTTGCAACAGGTAACATAATATTCCTTTCACTTTATATTAATTATTCACTGCAACACTGGTCTTCTGTGCATGTACATGGATCACAAGTGCAATGTTCATTTTTGCATTGTTCATTTCCTTGAGGACACATTTTTTTCTCCTAATGTGAGTTATTGTTTATATAATATATATAAAACCTAAAAAGCCCACCAGTACAAGGTACTGATGGGCGCATCGAATTAGTTAATCGACTTAATTTTCTTATTTCCAATAGGAATTAAACGTGCTCGTTTTTCCTCTGGAATAATCTTTTCAAGTTCAACAGTTAACATTCCGTTGGTTAAATTACAACCCTTTACGACAATATCATCTGATAGAGCAAAAGACCTTTCAAATGTTCTTGTAGCAATTCCACGATGAACATAAACAGATTCATCTTCTGTAGATTGCTTTGAGCGAATTGAAAGAGTTCCCTCTTTTAATTCAACTTCTAGATCATCTTCCGAAAGACCTGCAACAGCCATTTCGATAAAGTGTTTTGTATCTCCGTCTTTTCGGATATTGTATGGGGGATAACCTTGATTGTTTGTAACGTATTGCGTGTTATCTCCAAGCAAACGGTCAAACATTGAATCAAACCCTATGGAAAATCCTAGAGCTTTTTCGATGTCCCCAACATTCATGGGAACGTGTGATGCGCGTAGTACCATAATTCCTCCTTATAAAGCGAGGTTAATAAATTCACCCCTCATACGCAGAGCGGGTGACTGTTACGAGGTTTCCACTATAGACAACCTCAATCAATGAACCCTTCTCCTCTGAAAAGGTGTTCAAATCTATGTTTTATAACTATCCAAATTAATTCACTCAAAGAGTTTGCCTCATAAATGCCAACTCCTACAACAAATAATTTGTATCTACAATCTTCTACTTCCATAATCATTTATATGTAAGAGTGGGGATCATCCACTCATTTAAGAGATCAAATCCCCACAATTTACGTTTCATAATATATAAATCACTTAAGTATATTATAACATACTTTTAGGATTTGTCAAGACTCTTAGTTGCCTCTGCTATAGATGCCCCAAAGAACCCATAATGCGACTAGACCTACAAGACCTTCTCCACCCAGTTTTGCAACTAAGGCAAGAACATTTCCTACAATGTCTATCCCAATAAATGGAATCGCCGCTGCTCCCGGCCAGATTACTTGCAGAACCACACCAAGTGCGATTAATGCTATTCCGGCTTCGGTAAGGCTGCGCATCCATCCGACTGCTTTATCTAACATGTGTACTCCGTTAAATTTAGTTAAAAATAGAGATGTATAAACTTATACACCTGTCGAACCAAATCCACCATCTCTATCTGTTTTTTGAGCTGGTGGCTCATCAGACTCATTCAATGTATATTTTTCACATCGAACCAGTTCTCCTTGGCATATTCTATCTCCATCAAAAATCTTCACAGGTACGTTACTTATATTTGTTACCATTGCAAAAATGGGTTCGACATAATCACTATCGATAACCCCTTCGCAATTTGTGAGATAAACTCCTTGTTTAAATGCCAGTCCGGATCTTGAATGTAATCGAATAGAAAACCCCACGGGAATATCTGCGATAAGTCCTGTGGGAATCAACATTCTCTCCATATTGTTTAATTGCACAAAATATCTATTACTATTTATATCAAAAGATACTCTTCTTGGTAATAGTTTATTTTGTACTGATCCATAATACTTAATTTCATCACCTTCTACTAAATTTGCACTCAAGTCAAAACATGCAGAATCTTTTGTAGAAAATGTTGGTATTTTTGCTTGTTTATTTATTCTGAAAAAACTTAATTTCTCTTCCATCATTGGTGATTTAGACCATGTGGTATCAGTATTTTCTTCTATTTTAATTTTGCTCTTTGTCGTAGAAGTTTTCTTCGCTTTGCTCATTTTCACCTTTTTTATTTCCAATATTATATTTTGGTATTAATGTCCATTCATCCTTCTCTTTATAAGAAAGAATTTTTAATTGATTTAATGGAACAATTAATGTAGAAGTTCCTTCAGGAGTTACAATTTTTATTAGTCCCCATTCGGCTAATAAATTTGCAATAGTATTTCTTCTCGCTTGATCATTCTCAGAAAAATTTGTTGGTTTTCCATCAAGTGCAAATAATTCCTTAAAATGTACTATGAAGTATCGCCCCTGTTTATGTAATATATGACAAGATTGGTATAAAGTCTTATCTTTCCTTGATGCGACACCTATTCTTGTTAAGGTTTCTCTAATTTTTAAAAAATCATCTGGTTTGTCTAATTGACATTCTATCATATCTTCAATATTTATCATTTCTTCTCCACTCCACCTTCCGTAAATAAGGTTTTGATTTCTTCTATTTGTGTGTCAGAAAGTACTTCCAAAGCATCTTTTGCTTTTTCATTACCAAAACCAAAATACGATTTGACTATTTCTAAATTCTCAATTTTGCTTGGTTTTAACCATTTAGACCATCTGTTTCTTGGTCTGATATTATTTAGTAAATAGTCAAATTGGAGTTGCTTATCCAGATAATGACATCTGTTCATTTCATTTACTTGAAGTATTGTATCTTGAAAGAACGAAAGACCCCTATTAACGAGAAAAGGAATATATTCTTTTTCTGCTAATGCATCATCTTTCATTATATTTTTGTGGCTATTAATAGCCTTAATAAATTCAAATGGTCCCATACTAATCTTTCCAAATATAATGAGGTTCTAACCCATTACAATCATAAATGTTCGGATGACTTAATAATGCCCGTCTATAAGGATTTAATGCTACTCCATAAGGTCTATCATTATTTATCCACTTTGTTAACAGATATTTAGAAATTATTTTCTCTTTTTTCACAATTTCTATCATTTCTTTATGTCTATTAGACCTATCAGTAATCGATTTCTCTTCGGAGACTATTTTATCAAAATAATCAAGCATTTGCTGTATTTTATTTTTATATATTAAATTTTTTCTAATATGTTTTAATCCTACTGCTGCTTTGTCATTCCTGTAAGAGTGGTCATCTAAATATAAATTTAATAATTTAATCGCTTCTTCATTTGTTTTGAAAAAATCGGCAGTAGGATTAAGTTCTTTATAATATAAAGCATCGTACATAATATAAGGAACACCATTCATAATACCATCAGTAGAAGCAACAGACCACCCCCCATAGAGTTGTTTTGGTGAATATCCTACACAACATTTCCTAAGGTTTTCATAATATTTTTCTTTTTTATATTTACTTACATATATATATGGTCTATTCGATGTTTCCAAAAGAGGTATCCAAACCTTAAAATCCTTTCGTTGTTCCCATAATTTATCCATAGTTGCTATAAAATTATCAAAATCTTTATATGTAGCCGGTCTATGATTAAAAACTATTATTTTTTCTTGGTGTATCAGAGCATTTTCCGATGACATATTGTTTAATGTAACACTTTTAATGATATTTTCTTCTCGAATTCCGGGATGTTGTACCTTCAAAATTTCATCCAATTTAGCACAATTTGCTTTACTTAATTGTTTTTCGGCTTCCTCTAAAACCAGGATTTTTTGAGCTTGGGTATTCATATAACATCTCTTCATTTCTAACAAGCCAACAAAATTATAATTTAATGCGTGCATTGTAGAAACTACTACATCCTTAATATCAAACCAATGACAATATCCTACAACAGGAGGATTATGACTAGAAGTATTATATAAAACATTTTTTATATTGAGTGTGTGTTCTGGTAGGTGGGAAAATATTAAATCAAAATCCCATTTTCTATGTCTAAGAATTTTCCAATCTCGCACATTAAAATGCATCCTCATATTTTGAGGATAACTAGGAAAATACATTACAAATTGATGTACGTTTGGAATCACCGAAAACATAGGCAGGGTTTCTGGTGTTACCAAATAAAAGAATAAGTCATCTCTAATATTATTTAACTCAAGAATCATAGAATGGATAACTTGTATGTAACTATCCTTTTCTAAATCTTTTGCGTATGTAATATTAGGGTAGACTAATATTCGTAATGTTTTTTGAGGTCTATAATCATAAAGGTGTGTTGCTAGT